TTATTGGTAGAAGTTACCCACTCGCAGAAATTATCCCAAGTGGAAGTTTGTTGTCTTGAAAGTGTTGAAGCCATTTGAAAAAGGGTTATGTATAAGTGCGGGGAACACTAGGTAAAATATTCCAACTCTACCCTCCAGAGTTGGTATGAGAGACTGTTGTTTAGACACGCTGTTTAGTCTCGGTGAGGCGTGTTGGATGGTGAGGAAACCCTCACCCGTCCATGTATTTATATTAAGCGATCCTCGAGGATCTGTCAACCCTCTATGCTTTTTTAACAGGAACCCATTGATTATATCCATATCCTTTTCTAGGAACTAACTTATAGTTTTTCTTTGTTGCAGGATCATAGACTTCATCGCCAGGATTACTGAATCCTTGAGTCCCATCAGGCCTCAGTCCATATCCAGCAATCTCCGTATAACTCTTCTGTGGTTCATAATCTGCAATTGTAGTTGCAGTGTTTGGCATACCCTCACCAAACATTTTATTCAAATATTCTTTACTTGATGCCAATTGTTCTTCAAGTCTTTTTTTCTTTTCTTTGTTTGATACTTTATCAGTGGTTCCATCTCTCATGAATGAGGATGCTTCGGGATCATCAAGTCCAACAAATACATTCATAGGAGCTAAACGTCTAAAAGCTACGTTTAATACTTTATTAGTGCCAAGATCACCAGTTCCAGAAATATTAAACGATATAGATGTTGATTTTACTTTATCAGACTGGTTTAGTCGTACTTCCTTTCTTCCGTTAGCTGTTGAGAGAGTATAAACGTTGGAACCAGGAGTGCCAGTAAAAATTGATAATGCATCAATATTTCCCCCCTCAAAATCAAATACAATTGTATCATATATTTCGGAGTTCATTACCATCACCAATGAAGCAGAATCATCGGCAGAACCAAAAGTATAATTATTTCCACTTTGACTATAACCAGGACTACTGCCCGAACTCGCTACTGCAAAATCAAAGGCAGCAAGATCAACATTTCCTTCGGCACCCAACTGAACTGCAGTAATAGAACTAGTTGTCATCCCCTCATTAAGTTCCTTTCTCCAATTAACATATTTCGATTCTTCTGCTTCTATTTTATCTAACTCAGCACAAATTTTCTGTTGCTGTTGAAATATCTCAGCAATCTTTTCTTTCTTTATATTTTCTTCACGCAATTCTTTGACATGATTCATGTCAATATACTTTCTTGAGCGTGTATAAAGATTATTAGATTCTTTTTTTACAACATTTCTCTTTGCATATTTTTTTACAGCACCTGAAGGTAGTTTTTTGGGTTTTGAATCTGCAGCAGCTGCAGCAACCTGCTTATTTGTTTCTGGATCATCAGTACCAACCATACTCATCGTCTTGGCACTTATTGGATCCAATCTCCTATAACGATCCGCTCTCTTTCCAAAATCTGGATGATATCCATTACGTGCTATCTTGGGTGGTGGAGTGTCTGGGAAACCATTAGGAGATGGTTGATCTGGATATAATTGTTCTTTTAGTTTCTTTCCACCAAGACCAACAATTTGAGCATGAAGAACAGGATTAATTTTCTCTAATTTATCGGCACTCATAGTAACCTTACCAGATTTATGTTTTGCTCCACCGAGTGCTTTAGATGCAGCAATCGCAGCACCAAAAATAATACCAGCAGCCCCCTGAAGTGGTGCTAATGCTTTAGGAAGATTTGGTTGAGCATCAGCACTATAAGGTCCAACAGCATTTAATATTGCTTTTTGGAAATCAGATACTCCCGCCTTTGAAGGATCTTTGAACTCATCAGTATTTGTCTTAAAATCATAGTTAAATGGGATGCTAACTTCTCCAGTTTTTGGATCATATTTTGCTTTTCCACCAGTTCCAACAATATTATCCCCAACAGATATTGTTCCTTTACTATTGATTTCAGCATCTTGGAATATACTATTCACATATCCCTGTCCAAGATACTCATTATCGATTGTGTCAGGTAAATTTCCAGTAAGATAATCGAGGAATGCTTTTCCCTGAGTTCCTAGTTTTTCAACAGCATTTGCAATCTTCGGATCCTTTTTTAATACCTTCTTCAACTCACCTGCCGTTAAGTTGGTATTACCCACCCCAATTTTAAAATCATCTACATCTTGGCCTTTCAAAAGTTTACGCAATTCTGTTGGAGTTTGTACTCTGTATCCTAAGTCAAAGGCATCTGTTGTTTTACCAAGTTCACCTGCTGCCTGTTTCCGTCTATCAGCAGCACTAATAGTACCAGTAAGGTTGGTAATTTTTAATACATTGGCTCTATCAAAAATGTTCAACTGATTATTAACAATCCACACTTTTAAATTACCATTGGAATCAATATCACCAGATTGAACTGTATATGAAAAAGAACCACTCATTTTTCCCGACCCACCAGTTCTAAACTGTGATCTAATTTCCTTTCTTCCTTCATTATCTTCTTGTCTTGAATCACCTTCCCAGGTGGGCGGTTCATCATTATATTCTTGATAATGATCATCATCACCAATTCTATGATCATCAAAATCATAGAGATTCGCTAATTTATACCAAGTATTTGATCCATTAATAAACACCCAAGCAGAGTCATCAGAAGAAGAATTTCCACCATCATCGGCATTGGTGGGATTACTTTCATGTCCAGTTCCAGCATCAAATTCCCACTCAAATGAAATTACATCTCCAGCACTCTTATTATTGTAAGTTCTCAACATTGGCATTAAATCGCCTGGTTCTCCATCATCTTCATTTTCATCTGGAAATGTGGTATCTACTGGAATAGCATCGTATCCATGAGGCATTGGATACAAATTTGTATCATTAATTTGAGGCGAAAGCAAATTCATTGGTTTTGTGGCGTTATTGACACTCCATAAACCAGTAAGCACCATTAAATCACGAGAATCTAATGCTGCATAATCTATGTAATCATCAGTTCTAGCCTGTCTTGTTATAGTGATCGTAGCATCAGTTTGAGAAATCTCTGGAGAATAGTAAATGTCTGTATGCGTGGATGTAGTTTCACCTCTTGATACCATCCGCGTAGCAGTATTGTCTAAAGCAGCAATGTCGGATTGTGGATCTCCAAGTGGAGTACTTGCTCCTAGTTGGAAATTAGTTGGTAAAGTTTGATCAAATGGATTCCAAGCTATAGCATCCCCAGCAGGTGTAGGAACTGCCATCATATTGATATCTGCTTTAGATAACGATTCGGGTTTATCAAAGTCTCCAATAGAGTTAATATGTGATCCAGGAAAATCAGGGCCAAACATATGCGAAGTTACTTCACTACTTGCACTAATTAAATCATGAGCAAATGTGCTTGATACTAGATTAGGATTAAGTGATACTATGTCATGAGTTATAACACCACCGTAAAGATATTTAAAATCTTTCGATGTCATACCTTCTGATAGTGCATCATCTAGTTTCTCCAATCTATTACATACAAGTTTATTAATTTCTTCTAATGAATTCTCATTAAACTTACCTGTTCTCCAATCATAATGTTTGGGGACAGTATTCTGGGCAAAATATAAAAGATACTCTTTTTCTTGCAATGCAATCTGATTAATACGCTCTTTAATCTTCTCTTCACGCAATTCTTTGACACGATCCATATCGATGTGTCTGCGTGCTCTCGTATATAAACTCATCTCATAAGTTTTTAGTTATTTATTTAAATTGTCATCCAAACCCAACAAACCTATCCTAGTCATACTTTAGTAATATGTCAAGTATCATCACGAACAATAATTCTTTTTGTAAAAAACATCCCTCTAAATAAATACACACCCAAATAGTGACGGCATGAAAAGATTCCTTCCTTTAATTATGCTTTTGATGGCAGCCCCTGCCGCTAATGCAGGTGGGCTAGTTCATAAAATGTCTTCCAGTGTTCAGTTGACTGTTGATGCAGCAAGAACATCCGCGACTAGACTGGGATCTCAATACAGTATCTCAGGTTCTAACGTAGGAACATCAGACGGAACCACATCTGGAATGCTCTCAGCAGGCACTCTATCAAGTGGTGTCTATGCTCCAGGTACTATCACGTCTAATCAACTTTCCGCCACCAATGGAGAGGCATTCTCCTTCAGTGCGTCGTATGTACAAGGCGATGCTGTGCCAAGTTCAGCTCCTACTGTAGGTGCTGTGCCCAACTTCGGTTCAATTACCAGTTATGCATCTGGCTCTGCTGGCGATCTGGCAGGTACAATTGCAACTGATGGTGCTATTACACTGACAGCTGGTGGAGCTGGTACAAATGCCGTTGGCCAATTTGTCTCAGAGATCACGGTGATCGACTGATGACTAGATTACAAGAAGCAATCAGTCTCGGGTTGGTTCTTGGTTTCATACATGGTTTGGTACAACCAGCACGTTCAGTTCCGGTAGTCCCAAATTTTACGCAGGGCTCAATGACGAGTCACACTGAAACGACGAGTAAGCAAACTGAGACAATTAACTCTATAGACTATGCAACAGGATGGCAATATTCAGTTTCGGGAACAAACGTGTCCAACAATGGAGCGGCATTGCTTCCCCCAACAACCACGAACAACGTGACAGTGACTCCCCTAGGAGGAATCGAAGGAACAGTACAAAGTTCCGCAACTGGATTGGACTTCAGCAACTCCAATTTCACAATCACAGATCCAGGAAAAGCGTTCCAGTTCACAACCACCTACCAGGGGCCAGGAGTAACGAATCAGACTATAATCCAAAGAACAACAGAGGTTACATCAGTAACCGATACAACAAGTGTCTTTACCCAATAAAAGCGTTATGCCTGTCTGTCCTGAGTGTGGTTGTAAGTGCCCCGACTGCGATTGCAGCGGATGTTGGGGGTGTGAGTGCAACCGCAAATCCAATCGCAAATAGCTCTGGCTCCGTCACTAACCAGGCTATTCAGGTTTTACAGGGCCCATATATTACCAACACATATGGGGGAGGAATCAGTTGTCAAGGCCCTACTGCTAATTTCACCCCTTACATAACATATGCTAAGAGTGATGAGGATCCGTTTGAAACTCATTACATGGAACCACAATATGATGCCAGAGATTTTGAAGGAAGAATCGTAGAAGTCACCAAGAATGTGAAGAACTGGCCTTGGGAATCTTGGTATGATAATAGAACTTACACAAATGCTGAAGGCGAGACTGTAAGAGCATATGAAGATGGTGCTGATATGCCCATCACTGTCATGGAAGTACAGGGAGATGGTGTTCCAGATAACGCAGGAGATGTTCTCTGGCACAAGCCGGTAAGAACTGGTAGAGTTAGGAACAGTAGTACAAGTATTGGTTTGTCTGCAACACTGTCTCTACCTCTCGATGGTGGATTGCAAGAGAGATGTAAAGAAGCAGCAGAAACTCAAATTGCTTTACAGCAACAAATGGTTGCTAACAAAAGACTCGATTTTGAATTAGCTAGACTTAAAAATTGTGGACAATTATTACAGCAGGGAATTACTTTTCAACCTTGGAGTCCTTATAGGGCAATATGTGCAGATGTCTTAGTGCAAAATAAAAATAAAATTGCACCACACTCACATACAATTCCTCCTATTTCTTCAGTGGGCGAACAGAGCGCAGCTCCTTCACAGCGTGATTCCTCTGACGCTGCTCAGCTAGGCGCTCCGCTACAGACTGGGGCGGGATCTTCTTACCCCGTAAGGAAGCAACCTTCTTCAACACTTTCTTCACAACAGGTTTCACCACTTTTAACAAAAGATCAGCAAGAGGTTTTGCGAGCAGTGCCGAGGAGGTTGCCACCACGGCGATCGATGCAGTAGTGGTTACCATACCTGCTGATGGTATATTCTGAACAATCTGATCGGGAATAGAAAGTGTCTCAAATACTGGAAGACATTCTTTCCCGACTTGTTCGTATGCGACAATCTTTCTATTACCTTCTACAATCTTACCGACAGGATCTTTTAACTGCTGTGCTCTAGTAGGACACTCTGGCAATGGTGCATCTGTCTTTGGCACCTTAGGTTGTGGTGTCTCTGCTTTAGGTGCTTCTGGTTCTGGTGGAGGTTTGTAGGCAGGCGGTGGAGGTGCCTCTTGAGTAATATCTAACTTATTTGCATCATAATCTATAGGACTGAAACTAGGAGTGCCTGCATCACACAGAGTCATGACACCTTTATCATCCTCTTCCTTTAGATTGACATTCTCTTTATTATCTTTGTGTGCCTGAACACATCCAGGTATATTAACAATTGGTACACCCACCTGACTTGTTACGGGTGGATACACGGGTATTGCTATGGGAGGATCAGTTGTTAATGCTCTCGGCACATCCTGAACTCCAATGTCACGTATTCTTAAATTATTAAGACGAATATCAGGAATCTGTGGCATTACTCTTCCACAATAGTGCCCCTAATTTTTGGCCTTGCTATTTCATTAATCAGTGGAGAAGACATCTCATCAATATCCGCTTGTGCTAAAGCACTGGTTGCATATGATTTTCTATCATCATACACATCAGTCCATACTAATCCACCCTTATAATAAACTTCTTTTTCTAGTGTAGTTTTTTTGATGTGAAAAGCCATTTTTACTCAACTAAAGTTCCGTGTACTCTACGAATTTCTTTTAATTCCTCAAAATCTTTTTGTTTGGTGCCACCATCATATGCCCATGCATATCCTTCAGCGATCATCTGCTCGTTCAGTGATAGTTCTGCGTCTCCAATATATAACCAACCAAGAAGGCGGCCATACTTACCCACACCACCCACAAGTTCAGTTCTAACAGCGAGTTCGTCTTCTCCAGAAATAGCACTCTCTAATTTCTCCTTGAGCCAATTGGTTGCATCGATTCCAAGTGCCTTTTCTTCAAGATCTCTCGTTCTCTTCTCTGGCGTATCAACGCCTGCAACTCTAACTCTTTCTTTCTTGTATAAGTCAAACCCAAGATCAATGGTGACATCAATAGTATCGCCGTCAAGAACACGATTAATCTCCGTCACTCGGAAGTTGTAGCAACTCTTCCTGCTTGGGGGTGTCATGGCTCCCATGTTCTTCTCTCTTATCAATTCCTAGTATATAGACAACGACATACAAAACACCCGCTAGAAGAATAATGAGACACCAGATGATACTCCAGGTGACATCATTTACATCTTCTAGAGGACGAAGAAATAAATTCATTAACAATCACTAATTGCAGAGTTTACCAGGGATCCTGCTGATGATCCAATGTTATTTCCTAACAATGAAACCCATCCTGCTGCCAACCAACCAACGTATGGAATGTTCATTACTGCAGGAACAGCAACTCCAGTAGCAATAGCACTACCTGCCATCGCACCTTGTGATCGTGCTCCAGCGTCCGCCGCGATACACTCTGCGCTTAGAGCACTCTTTCCCTCATCGTCCGGCGTTGAGGCACCTCCGATGTTTCTCACACCCTCTGCAGTGTATTGATCACGTCTCCATTCTCTTCGCTGCTCAGATTTTCCGCCAAAGAGTCCTTTCTTATCTTGATCGAGATGTAATGATCTCTGTGATTCAAGAATAGCAGGATCGTTTGCCTTATATTCAATTGTATATCCGTCCTTACCTGCTTCAATCTTATAGGAGGAATAAGGAGTGCCGCGTGGAATGTTAATGGTAGGAACCTGAATCCTATCAGGTTCTCGTCTAACCAAATGTCCCAACACACCGATGTGTGCGATTGCTACTACGCTGCCAACGCTAATGACAGTCCACTTCAGGTAAGGTTTCATATCACATCTTGTAAGGTGGTTGTTCTGAGTCTGTTACGATTTTGATTGGGCCTTGCTCAACTCTAATAGTTTGAGAAGGAGCAGTCTGAGACGCAGCAGCAATAAGTTTTTCAAGATCTGCTTTAGTGATTGCGCCAGCACCACCAGCGGCAGCAGCACCATTAGCACCATTCATCTTCATGGTGCCATCGTTAGATTTTTTCGCCGTCTGGACTCCGAAGGTGGCTAACACACCGGTGAAGACACTGGCTATGAATGTCGGGTCGATCTTCTGCTGTGGCAATCCAGGGATCGTTACATAGTTCAGTGTGAGAATACCACCACTCCAAACTAAGATACCCAATCTTACTAATGTGCTAAGCACTGCCAACTGTTCATCGGCATCTTCAATCTTATCTTTTAATTTTCCGATTGGGCCTTTCTTCTTTTCTTCAACCTTTACTTCTTCAGGCATGAGTTCCCAACAAGGCAACTCTATTTAGGGTTCTAATTGTTCTACAGAGATATTTGTTTTTTTGAGAGTATTAAATTTTCGGCAGAGATCATCACTTGACTGATGTCCCCATTTGTGATACGCATCCTTGAGAGACTGAATGTAATCATTGCCAGTGAGGGAGCGCATCTCCTCTGCAACTATGGCTTTGACTAACACATCTCTTGTTAAATGTGTCATATGTAAATGCTGGTTTTCCAACAACAGACTGCTACATCATAAGGTTGTAGAGTTATTGTCAAGCAGTCTGTCTTGGGTGTTCTTTTCCCGATATGCGACTGGGATGTTAATTATTTAGTAATGTATCCATTTTCGACTAACCATTCACGAGTCATTGGTGTGGGATCATAATCAGTCCACATAGTTCCAGCAGCACAAGACTTAAGTGCCGCTGCAGTCATACCCTCAGTATGTCCTGCCCAATATGCTTCTTTCTCCCAAGGAATTGCCTTTGGTTGAGACTTATAAGCACTCTTTGCGATTGCCTGATACATCTTAGGAACATCTTCTTGGTTTCTGATAATAGCAATAAAGTTATTATCGATTGTTCCTGCCATACAGTCCTGAGCAGCGTGCCATCCTTCATGACGCATCACTGACATCATGGTGCCAGGGCGATGCATGTGAGCAACATTTAGAAAAAAGTTATTGCTTACAGTATGATAAACGCCACGATGTCCAATTGGAAAGTATCGCATATCTGCTAGAAAAACCTTAGCTCCGACCGCATTAAGTGATCGGACGAGAGAGTTAAACTCATCAGCAACAATACTATAATCAATATCAGCCAGTTCCTC